TACATCGGCAAGCGTAATGCTGTACGCGCAAACCGCATCATTTGAGCTTGATCGCAGTTTGCTGATCTGGGGCGCACAGGTCGAAGCAGGCTCCGGTGCCTCCTCCTACATCCCCACGGGCGCGAGTCAGGCGACGAGGAATGCGGACGAGTGCTCGATGACTGGGACGAACTTCTCGTCGTGGTACACGCAGAGCCAAGGCACATTGCTCGTCGCGGGAAGAACCTCTGCTCGCTATGTCGATTCGGCCGGGTTTGATTTCCCGGCAATATTGACCGTTGATTCAAACAACCACATTGGCGCACCTATATGGAACGGGGTTGCCTATGGTGTTGTCCGCGTCGGTGGTTCGTATCGGCTGAACTATGCGACGCTTGCAACCGTCAACAACAACTCCGCATTCAAAACGGCGATTGCATTCGCAAGTGCCGATTATGCGGGTGTTGCAAATGGCGCAACACCAGCGACCGCATCTTCAGGTGCGCCACCGACAACGCTGACCACATTGGCACTCGGTACTAATCGTGCGGGTACGGCCAATGCGTATTTCGGTCATGTGTCGCTCGTCAAGTTCTGGCCGACTCGCCTCGACAATGCAACCCTCCAGAGCCTCACCACATGACCGACTACATGCTCCGCACCGACACCGAGGCGCAGATGGACGATGCGCTCGAAGCCGCAGGACTGCTGGTCGAAGTCGATCAGGGCGGCGGCGAAATGATCCTCATGCCCGTCGCGGGCTGCTATGTGGACCGCATCGGGCCGATTCCGCCGACCTTCGACAGCGACGGGCAGCAGATCAAGGCAGGCGACCCGCGCTTCCATACCAACATCCGCGTGATGTTTGAACTGACGGAGGAGCAGGTGTCGTGGCTTCCGACGTTCACCCCGGAACCAAGCATTCCATATCGCGTATTTGCCTAACCCATTGACTTGCAATAACTCCTGCGAGATACTGCGCTAATGAACACCCCTTCCCACCGCGTAACGGACAACGGTAAGACCGTGACCATTCACGGGCTGGAAGTGTTTTGCGCCTACGACCCTGCGCTGGACGGCGAATCGGACCCCGAACTGACGAAGTTCGATAACGAGCGTGTGCAGGACATCGTGGAAAGCACCCGGCGGTACATGGAGCGCGGGTCGCTTCCCCGGTTGGTGGTCATGCACGAAAAGGACGGGAACGAACCCAAGTCCAGCGTGGGCCGATTTACCAACATCGGGTACGAGGAGCGCGACGGGGTGGGCTTCATCGTGGGCGACTGCGAGGTGGAGAAGCCCGTATTCGACAAGTTGCTGGCGACCAATGCTTTCCCGCGCCGTAGCGCGGAGATTTGGTCGGAGCAGAATCACCTGTCGGAAGTGGCGTTGCTGGGGCGTGAAACCCCCCGCCGTCCCCTTCCCGACACGCACTTCACCCGCAAGGGTGAACTGGTCCGGTTCGCACGTTCGCTGCGCTTCGACATGGGGACGGTCGGAGGCGGGCTATCCACTTACGTTCCCGGTACGAAGGACACCAACATGGCTGACGATGACATCCGGAAGGAAGTCGCCGCGCTGAAGTGTGACATGGACGAAATGAAGTCCATGATGAAGAAGCACTTTGGCGAAGGCAAGGAGGAGAAGGAGGAGATGGCGGCGGAAGATATGCTCACGGAGCAGTTCGCGGAGGAATCCGGCGAAGGCGACGGCGTGCATATCGACATTGACTCCCACGGCGAGGAGGAGGAGGAGGAGGAGATGGGTATGTATGCCCGTCCCGGTGCCGCCGACACCTTCGCGCTGCGCCGCGAGAACGCCAAGATGAAGCGCGAACTGGACTCGCTCAAGGCGGAAATCCGCCGTGAGAAGTTTGGCCGCGAACTGGACATCATGGAGAGCGAGGGTTACCGAATCCCCGCCGCCCAGCGTCCCCGGCTGATTGCCGAACTTCAGGCGAGCAATGATCCGGCGGGAACGCTGGAGGGTTGGCGGGAACTGTTCACCCGCGATCCCATGAACGTGCGTATCGACATGAGCCGCGCCGCCCTGCCCAGCAGCACGGACATCAACAAGAACGAAATCTCCAGCATGGTCCGCGAGTTCGCTGGCCGTCCTGAAGAGTTCGCCAAGGCAATCAACAGCCGCATCAAGCGGTAAACAGGAAAGGAACTACCAATGTCTGACATGGGATTCACCCCGAACTTCATCGCAAGCGGCGATATCAACCCGTTCCGCTTCGTGGAGATCAACACTTCTACGGCGTTCACGGGCCAGCAGGCCAATGCTGCTTCGGACAACGTGCTTGGTGTCACGGACGGCAGCGTGAAGCGTTTTGATTTGACCGTCCACGCTGCTGCTGGCGACCCGATCACCCTCCAGCCGTCGAACACGGTGCAGGTTGAATCGGGCGCGGCAATCAGCACCATCGGCACGCTTCTGACTTCGGATTCGTCCGGTCGGGCGATCGCTGGTGTGTCTACGAACGTGTGCTACTACATGGCACTTGAAACTGCTGGCGGCGCGGGTGAAATCATCCGTGCGTTCCGCTTCGGCACTCGCGTTGTCTAAAGCCATTACCTACAAGGAGGACTAAACAATGGCATTCTCTGTTGTCGGTGGTGGACTTTCGACGTACGTCCCGTCCACCAATGATCTTGCGACGGGTGCGCTTCAGGTGGAGTTCACCCGAAGCGTCAATTCGTTCGCTCTCACCCGGTACGCGCAGTTGGTTCCCGTCACGAAGATGACGGGGTACTATCTGCGGCAGGACGTTCCGGACAACGTTCGCCTGACGAGCGACCGCGAGTTTGCTTGGCCGCTGGGCAATGACCGCCCCACGGGTAAGCAGAACGCGTTTGACTTCGTGCAGTACGCCACGCAGCGTTTCGCGTTCCCCTTCTACATCCCGCAGGAGACTGCGACGCAGGCCGCGTGGGATGTCGTTGCGCAGCACGCTCGCAGCAAGGCGCAGTTGGCGATGACCGCCCGTACGAACCGTGCGGCGGCCATCCTGACCGATACGGGCAACTGGGGCAGCAACTTCGTTGCGAACCCCACGGCTTCCCCGATTTCGGCTGCGTCGTACTGGAACGGCAGCAGCGTTGCGAACGGAAGCATTCAGGCTTCTATTCAGGCGGTCATGCGGCAGGTGAGCCTGTCAAGCGGCGGCGCGATTGCCCCCAATCAACTCATCATGGTCATTTCTCCGACCGTGGCGAACGTGATTGCACAGGCTCCGGAAGTCAAGGAATACGTGAAGAACTACCCCGCCGCCCTGTCGTTCCTTCAGGGTTCGGATACGTTCTCGCGCTGGGGCATCCCCCCGACCCTGTTCGGACTGGGCGATGTCGTGGTCGATGACTCCGTGAAGGTGACGAGCAAGAAGGGTGCAACCCTTTCGACTTCGTACATCTACGGCGAGTCGGCCATCTTCGTGTCGCGTCCGGGTGGACTGGTCGGCGTTGAAGGCGCATCGTCCTTCAGCACGTGCCAAATCTTCGCGTACGAGGACATGACCGTTGAGCAGTTCAACGATCCGATGAACCGTCGCATCGAGGGTCGAGTCATCGACAACTCGGTGGCTGCGGTGGTGGCCCCGGTTGGCGGCTACCTCATCGGTGATGTCATCAACTGATAAGTGAAGCAGCGGACAACGGGTGGGGGGGGCTTCGGCCCCCCCTCCCCGGCTTCTGAAAGGCGGCACGATGGCATACGCTGATTACGCCGACCTAGAGGCTGCGCTGGATCAGAACATCATCGCGCAGTTGTGTGGGGATGCGGGCACCCCGATGCCGGGGCCGAACCCGATGACCACGCACGCGCTTGACCGGGCGACGGCCATCATCCGGTCCTATGTCCGGGTGGGCAACATTTACACGGACGCGGAACTGGCTGCGCTTGACGCGGCCAACGATCCGTTGCTGGTCACGATGGCTGTTGACCTTGCGACGGAGTTCCTGTTCCAGCGGCGCGGGTCCAAGTTGACCCCCGCGATTGAACAGCGCATCAAGCAGACGTATTCGATGCTGGAGGGGCTGCGGGACGGCAAGATGCTGTTCGGCTCCGTGGGCGCGAACGCGGACGCGGGTACGCCCGTGGTCAAGGCGGTGGGGTCCGCCGTGACCGGGTGGTACAACCAAGTGTCCAACTCGCAATTCTTCCCGCCCCGCCGACCCACGGCCTATCCGTGAACTGGCGTAGCCGGGTGCGGCAGGCGTTGGGCGACCCGTCCGTGGCGGCGGGCATCGCGCAAATCGTCGCGTACTACATGAAGGAACACATCGACCGTTCAGAGGGTCGCGGCGCGGGCGGGCAGGCGGTCGCCTACGCCCCGCTGAAGCCTTTGTACGGCGAGTTTTGGACAAACAAGCCCGTGAAGGGCGGTACGGTGGTCAAGACCCGCCAAACGGCTTCAGGCCGCACGGAATACCTTGTGCGCGTTCCGGGCTACCGTAACGGCGGGCACCCCCTGCGGGACACCGGGCTGCTCTACGGCAGTCTGACGGCCACCGGGAAGGCAAGCGGCAGCAGCATCAAGGTGACCCTGCGCGGCCCGAAGTACGCCCTGTATCAAGACAAGGGGCTTACGACCAAGCGCACCAACTACATCCCCCTCACCCTTGCGGCCAAGCGCGGCCACGGCACGGGCAACGACCCCGGCAAGGAAGGCTTCGCGGAGGGGCGCGACTACCTGCTGGCTCGGCGGGGAGTCAAGGTGCCAGCACGACCGTTCCTCCTTCCGACGCGGCAGGAGATGACCGCTGTTGGAAAGAGCATCTATCTCGGACTACGATCCATTCTTAAGAGGACTTGACCCATGCCTATTGCCCTGTACGTCCCCGGACCCACCATCATCTCCGTTGATACGGCCAACAGCGGCACGTACACGGAACTTGGTCGGTCGGACAACGACAACCTGCCGTCCATCTCGTTCACCGACCATCGCCACGAAGTCAAGACGGTTTCTAGCGGCGCGGTGCCGGAAGAAATTGTCATGCAGAACACCGAAGCCATCGTGACTTGCGCGCTGGTGAAGTGGGATGCGGATGTCCTGACCAACCTGCTAGCGGACAACCGTGGCAATGCCTTCACCCCGGTTGTGGGGCGGCAGTTGGTGAGCAGCAACGGCTTCTTCGGTCTGCGTATTCGCTCGGTGGCAAACGGCAATCTCGCCTACACCTTTACCCACGCCTTCCTGCGTTCGGACAGCGTTTCGGATTCGCAATGGGGCAACCGTGAGCGCGTGCTTGCGCTGAACTTCCATTGCATCCCGAACCCCTCCACGAACCTTCTCTACGCCTACGCGACGGTTTCATAATGCCCATCGAACTGACCGAAAACGACGATCCCATGCTGTTCGCCGTGTCGCTTCCCAACGGGCGACTGGTGTTCCAGTTCAACGAAGTGACCGCGACGCTTCAGGCGATGAACGGCGGGCAGAACCCCGGCGTGCCGGAACTTGCCCGCGCCATGCGCGAGGCGAGCCGCACGGCAGACGTAGCGAAGGACGCGACGGACGCGCAGTTGTTCGCCGCGTATGCGCGTGCAGCGCAGAGGGTGGAGCAGGCGGGAAACGGCTGAAGGCGGTAGCCCGGTTCGTAAGCGTCTACGGGCGACCGCCGACAGAGTTCGACAAGGACACGGCGATGGGCCTCATGGCGAACATCCCCGCAGTCGAAGCCGCGCAAGCACTTGTGTTTGCCCGCGCCATTTCGATTGCCTTTGGTGATGGGAAGCAGATGGCTTCGACGGTGTACGCCGCGACGGGCAGCAGTCGGCTGGCGCAGAAGATTGAGATTGATTCCATGAGGCAGGCGCGATGACGAACACGGGCGAAATCCTGTTTGAAGTGCGCGACCGCCTTGCGGAGTGGATGCAGGAGCGCGGGTACGGGTCGAACGTCTACATCGTGGAAGCCCCGATTGATGACATGGTGGGGCAGTACGCGGTGCAGATTGTTCCCGGCCCTGACACGGCGGCGCACCCGAACAGCGGGGTGGGCCTGATTCGGACGAACGTGGACATGGTGGTGTGGTGGCGCGGCATGGCCGACCCGGTGATGCGCGGCACGTACCGCATCGCAGGCGCGGAAGGCATCCAGCAGTTTGCGGATGTCCTGCGCGAATGGCTAGTGCAGCGCACCTTCGGCGGTCGCATGGTGGTGCCGATGACGTTCCGCAATGGCGGCACGGTGCAGGCGGTGCCGGAACTGGAGGGGTGGCTGACGCTGAAAGACACCTACGAGTTCGGCTATGAGATGGATTGGGAGGTGAAATAGCCGTGGAGGATCTAGGAACAATCAGCATCAACATCCGCGAACTTGGCGGCGGGGGCGGGGGTGGAGCGGGTAGCGGCAACG